ACCTCTATTTACAGATGCCTTTTCAAATCCAACTATTTTACCATTTTTATGCGATGCATCTAAACCATCACCATTACCATACACACCTTTATCACGTCTGTATTTATTTAACTCACCACGATAATTCTTCATTTTTTCAGAAGATTGAAACTTCTCATACTCGTCTTTATAATCACGCTTATGGCACCACTTACAACCTTTCTTCTTCTCTTTCTTTTCGAGAATATTACAGAAGTCTTCAAATGTTAATATAATTTTCATATTATTTAATCTTAACGTACAATGAATTTGTATCTGAAACTTTCATAGCAGTGAAAAATCCCCATCTCATAGTGTTCTCAAAATTACTCATAACATATTCTAAAAGTGACGCGGCTGCAATGTACCTTTGTTGTAATGTTTCGTCCATCTTTTTAAAGTCTGGATTCCATAGAATATCGTTATTCCTTTGAGTTATATTAGTCTTATTGTCTTTGAATGTCTTTTTGGCTGATTTCAATAATAATTTTGTTGGTTTAATTTTCGTTCCATTAAGAACCGTACCACCATGATACTTCTTCCATAATTTAGCATCAATTGCACCCATGGCAAAGTTTTCACTCTTCATAGTTCCTTCTAAATATAAAGTTGGGTTAGTTGCAGCACCTCTGGCATTTGCTTTGAATATAAACCCAGAATTAGTTTCAATAAACACAGACTTCAGACTACCCGAAATTGTAACTTTATTCAAGTTAAAATCGTAATCTAACTTTTTGTTCTTATATTTGATTGGGTTGATTAATTCCATTGTAGACTTCTTTGTTGCTTGCTTCAAAGAAATAGGAACAAGTTTTCCATTTAAGAAACTTTTTCTAATCCAAAAATTTAACTCATTAAGTGTATCAATGGCACTTAAATCTGATGACATACTACTAACAAATGATGTTTCGAAAATCCACAAATCTGCAGGATTCCAGTTATCTGCCGATGACGGTGCGCCTAAAGTTTTTGCCTTATCGTATATCTTCTTAGAGTTTTTATCACCTTGGAACTCAAAAGTTAATGTTTTACCTTTTATCGTTTTAATTCTTTTGTAAGAAGTCAACTGTAATTTAGCACTATCGAAGAACTTTTCAGCATATAACGTTTCGTCAGCATTAAAATCAGATAACGAATCTATCGCATCTTGTTCGTCTATCAACTGACCTGTTTCTTGATAATGTTTAAATACTATTAAAGAAACTGCTTCTTTGACTCTAGTCGCTTTATGGGTATCTGCTTTACCACCACCACCTGATTTATGGTTAAATGCACTATTAATCCCAGATTTAGTTCCCTTGATTTTATAAACCTTTCCACCACTCTTAACGATAATAGAAACGGTTCCAGTTCCAACCTCAATCATATCATCAGATTCATCTGCTAATTCGATATCTTTACCTAATGCTTTAACATAATTATCCGGAGCACGTCTAGACAATTCTATTTCATGCCCGACACCGTACCTACCTTTTACGATACTTGCTTCTGCTAACCAATGTTGAAATCTTAAGACCATGACTTTGCTATATTGAAGTTATTTCTACTAAACTCCATCCTATTAACTAATTTAACAGCACTGTTAGATAGTGTATCAATTGCTACAAATCCTTCTGGACCTGTGACCTTATAACCAGTATCAGTCTTAACGAATGCTGGAATTTGATTAACCTTTTCTAACTTCTTAACAATCATCATTTTAATATCAATGACAGTGTTATGCCATTCTAATGTATGGGCAAACGTACCTGCGAGTTTACCAGAACGTAATTCTTTGATAAAAGAATCAAGTTGCAATTGCTTCTTATCTTTTCCTTTTTGTGACTTTAGTTTGTCCATTTTCTTTTGGTAATCAGCAGTGACGAAATCAATGAATGTTCCTACTGCTTTTTGTTTATTATCAAATTGCTCACCCTTTCTAACTTGAGAATTGATATAAACTTTAACTAATTTTGAGAGTTCTGTTTTGCCAAATAACTTACCCATAGACTTAGTATCAAGTTTCCCTAATTCTTTTGTAGCAGAAGCAAGTTTTGATTTAATTTTCTTCATCTCACTTGCCGTTAATGTAGCAGTACCTGATGCATCACGGAAATTAGTATCAGTGAACCAAACATCTTTCTGTTTAGTGAATTGATTAATATTGATTTTGAAGTTTGCTTTTAAATCAGCAATCGTATCACCAGTATAGGTTGTGTGCCAAATTACACCAACTTTTGATTTAATGATTGTTTTTGCGAGGTCAGAATCTAACGGTACAGCATATGTAATCGTATTAGGAGTAAATGTGATGTATTTTTCACCGTCAATTGTTTCCTTCTTTAAATCGTCTGGGGTGAACATAAAATCACCTTGATAGATTCCCTTCAATTTCATTTTAGGGAAGTGCTTTAGAGCAGCTTTTAACTTATCTGCTAAACCGCCTGCATGGTTTCTATCCACATCAGCATTGGTATAATTGATTTTAGGGGTTTTATTGAATAATGCTTTAGTGCCCACGAAAAACTTACCACTTTCTGGGTCAATTCCCGCAATGACTGCCGGAGCACCATCTACCTTTGCTTGAATATTTACAGCACGTTTTGAGTGTCCCTCAAGTGAGTGTGCAACATCACCAAGTATTTTTAATGCTTCTTTGGCGCCTGCTACACCGAAGTCAAAGATAGCGTCTTCGACGTGCTCGAGATGAGTTAGTTTTTCTTCAGTAATGTATGACTTAAACGATTTCATTCTTATATTATACTATAAACATTGTTACTATATTTATAATAATTACACTTTGAAGTCTTTGAATGCGTTTTTATTCTTGCTCCCTTTGCTAGTAAAAACTGATTCTTCAAAGTCTTCTTTATCAGAATTACCCATTATACCCGATTGAGCATCTTGTTCAACGTCATACCATTTCATTTTTGCTTTGTTAATACCAATAACAAATCGTTTGTTTAAGTTTTCATCACCATAACGATTCTTCAATTGTTTCACCATTACTTGATTTAATTCTTGTAATTCTTCAGTCTGAATTAATGCTAGGAATAAGTCAGCAGTTGCTGGTAGACCAAACGACTCAGAAGTATCTTCAAGACCCATATCAGATGAACTAAAACCAGAACGATTAACTTGTGTAGCAGACCATACTGGAACATTAAATTCAACAGCAAGACCCCTTAATTCTTCGGCAATTGCCTTAACGTATGTATAACTGTTTACGTTATTAGCACCATTTAACCTTTGAGAAGCACAAATATTCAAATAATCAATATAAATGATATCAGGCATAAAGTTCTTTTTAAGTGCTAATTCTTTTAATAGGTGTCTAAAGTGACCAGCATGGGCAGTTGATGTAGGATATTCTTTAACAATTAACTTACCTTTTGTTTTAGATTGAATCGCTGCAATCTTTTTAGAATATCGTTCAAATGATAAATCAACAAGAGAGTCAACTTCTACGTCCATTAGATTAGCATCAATACGTTCAGCAATACGTTCCTCTGCCATCTCAGCAGTAATGTATAATACATTTTTACCCATAGTGAGATTTGACGCTGCCATATGACACATACCAATGGTTTTACCTACACCAGTTCCTGCCATTAGGATGTTTAACGTTTTACGAGGAACACCACCCTTTGTAATTTTATTAAGATATTCAATATCAAAAGGAATACGTTCTTCTTTACGTTGATAAAACTCAAAACGTTCTTCAGCATTATCTAAGAAGTCGTGACCAATATGAGTATCAAAAGATACTGCTAATGCTGTTGATAATAACTCAGGGATTGAACCCTCAGACTGTTGTTTATTTTCCTCGTCATCAATAATACTAATTGATTCCATAATAGCATTATAAACTGCTTTATCTTTACAGAACTTTTCAGTTTCATCGAGCAACCATTCTTCGTTGCTTTCTGTTTCTTTTAACGAACCTACTAGTGCCGAAGTTTCTTCATAATCGGTAGAACTTAAATCATCTCTTCCGTCAATAGCGATTGTTAATGCTTCTTTAGTAGGTACAGCATTATACTTTGCGTAGAAAGTTTGTATTTCACTAAATACATTTTTATCGCTATTTGCTTGAAAGTAATCGTCTTTTAAAAATACAATTACCTTTCTTGCGTAGTCTTCATTATATATTAGATTCGATAGAATCGTGTTTTCAATACTCAACCAGTTTCCCTCTCTTTCATCATTCTTTCTGTTATAATTTTAGATAATATTACCTGAACTTCATCTTCATAAGGTTCAGA